ACATAAGATCAGCAGTGGCTGGAAGACCAAAGGACTCACTTGTGTCAGTAAGATCGACATCACTACTACCATAGCCAGAGCGAGTCGTCTGAGTAGCGGAGACGATAGGAACATTAGCTTCAACTGCAAGACCCCTGAGCTCTTCAGCAATCGCCTTAATATAGGAATACGAGTTAACATTTGATCCAGCCCTGTAACGTGAAGATGCACATATATTTAAGTAATCTATGAATATTATATCAGGTTTGAAAGATTTTTTCAAGGCTAGTTCATTAAGTAAAGCCTTAAAGTGACCTGAGTGTGCAGAGGCAGTAGGATATTCTTTGATGATAAGTGACCCTTGAGTCTTCTTTGCAAGATTAGTTACCTTGCCTTCAAAGATTGGTTTTGGTAAATCAACAATCTCTTGTATGTTTACGTTTAAAAGATTTGCATCAATACGTTCCGCAATCTTTTCTTCTGCCATTTCTAATGTTATGTATAAGACGTTCTTTCCTTCTAAAAGAACAGAACTAGCATGATGACACATAAACAGAGATTTACCAACCCCAGTGCCTGCAAGTGCAATATTGAGCGTCTTGTTTGGAAGACCTCCCTTTGTAATCTTATTAAAGTATTCAAGGTCGAATTGAATTCGACTTTCTTTTTTGTTGTAGAGTTCGTATCGTTCTTCATAGTCCTCTAAGTAATCGTGACCTACATTACGATTAAAGGAAACTGATAGTGCATCTGATAAGATAGTTGGTATTGCATCTCGATTCTTTTTATCATCTTGTCCATCTGCTATTTTGATTGACTCCATCAATGCTAGATAGATTGCTCGGTCTCGACACCATTTCTCCGTTGTGTCACTTAACCATTCAAAGTCACATTCAATATCTTCCAGTTCATTTATCGTTCCAAATATATTCTTGACTTCATCTTGTGTGATATCACGTCTGTCTTCAATCTCAATCTGGAGTACTTCTTTTGTTATTAAACTATTGTACTCTGCAGCATATTTAGTAATATGTTCAAATACAACTCTCTCATTCCTATCATTGAAGTAATCAGGTTCGATAAATGGTAGAACTTTTCTTAGATATTCTTCGTTATAAACTAGGTTTCTTAGAATGACTTTCTCAATACGATCCATCATTCACCATAACTAAACTCTTCGTTTGATGCCTCTTCCAGCAGTTGCATTACTTCTTCCGTGAAATACTTATCAGGATCGGCCAGAATAGCAGAAGGATAAACGGAAGATTCACCAACAACAATTCGATTCCCCTTACGTTTGAAGACTCCATGCTTCTCACCCAGTTCCAATAACCCATAATATCTATCGAGTCCACGTTCGTCGTAATAAAGTCTAATCTCAACTTCTTTGTTCTCCTTACTTAAACGTGATTTATGAGTCTTTGCTTTGATAACATTTCCAATGACATCTTTACCGTCTTTTTCTTTTTTCTTTGAGAGGTAGATGATAGTAGATGCTGCATACTTGAGACCGCTGCCTCCTCCCATTTCTTTAGTTGGGAAGTAAGATCCGATAACGTCATAGGTGTGATTGGTAACTATAAGTGGAATGTTTGCTTGACCAAGTTTAAGTGTGAGCATACGGAATGCACCTTTGACAAGTTGTGATTTGGTCATGTCACGAACCTGTTTATCGTCTAATGCATCTTTAATCTCTTTTTCTGTAGAAAGCATACCCAAAGAATCTAAAACAAACATACAAGGTTTGCGATTCTCTTCATCTGTCTTTAAGTATATATCTACGGCCTTCAGTGCCTTGGTTCGGAATTCTTCAATTGTTACGACATTCACAACAACCAACCGTGTCGTATCAATTCCACGAGACTCCAGTAATCCTTTATTGACGGCTGCTTCAGTGTCAAAATAGAGACAATACCCATCAGGGTTAGTGTCCAAAAAGTTCTTGACGACAGCAAGTGAAAAATAAGTTTTACCAGTAGACGACTCACCAGCAATGGCAGTAATACGATTGCTGCTAACCCCGCCAAAAATAGACCCACTAATGAGTCCATTAAAAATGTAGGATCCTGTATCAATGAATCTTTCAGTCTCATCAATATCTGACGCAATCTGCGTATATTCATCTCCTATCTCTTTTACTATTTCTTTTAAAAAGTCCATTAAATTACCATCCCATGTTTTTCACGAAGTATTTTTTTATAAGGCCCGCCAGGGTTCTTATCTCTAACTTCTTTTACTAACTTCAACTTTTCGTGAAGTTCTTCAGCACCATCGCCAGATACATGTTCAAGCATCCAAACAATCATGTCTAGTTCTTTATCATCAATAGGTAAGTCCATTATACGAAAAATGATTCAAGGTTTACAGTTCTCTCAGCACTCCATCCAATAGAGTCAAGAATAATCTTGAGAGGTTCAAGGAACGACTTCTCAAATTGTAGATCATAATCTATGTATTTGTCAAGGTTAAGTTCCTCTGGGAATTGTTGAATGAATGATATTACATTCTCTTGGATTGGGTTTGGTCTTTTGAGATAACAAAATTTAATTTTCTCACCATTGTTAATCAAAGAATATTTTTGTGTAAGTTTATTCTTCTTTACATAATGATTGAAAAGAAGGGCGCCACGAGCATGAATCGGAGTTCCCTTTTCATAGATTGCATTGACACTTTTATACTTCTTGACATTACTCACAGTTCTTGGAAATGATATCTCCTCTGGTGGTAATGACCTAAACTCTGTTCGACAGTTTTCGATGAAGTCAATGACATCATCCTCTGTCTTTGTCATGATAAGTTTAAGAACATCTTTAATCATGGTACGACAAGGTGCAGGCGTTGACGACTTAACAGCTTCAATACCCATCATCTTGAGTTTAGGTTCCGCATAACGAACACCTTCACTGTCCCAGACATTCAAGATATATCTTTTCTTTGCAGTCCAGATACCACGGTCAGCAATGTTCTCACGTTTCATAAACATCTTCTGCTCGTAAGCGTTGACGTAGTTGGCCAACGCTTCATAAGAACTCGAAATATACTTTTCAAATTCCATCTCACAGATCTTGTTAAGGAACCCAACAATACCTTCAGTAGTCTTCTCTCGTTCTTTGTATATAACCTCGACCAAAGGGCCCAGATGCAAATAGATAGAATCGGTATCAACAGCAATAACATAATCTTCATCCTTTGTTTTGAGTATTTTGTTTAGATAATTATTCATCCGATCTTCAATCCAACGGATTGAAACTTGACCAGACAAAGTAATCGCTTCTGCATTTTCAAGTTTGTAATAACGAAAGTATTCGTTACCAATCGCACCATAAGCAGAGTTCAGTTGAATCTTACGAGCCATCTGAATATTGTTAAATGTTGCAATATCTTTTACAAGTTTAGGATCTTTGGTATCCTCATACTTTTGTTTTGCAGCAAGCATCTTTTTCTTATACACAGTTCTTTCTGTGTATATCTTCTCCATAATCTCTGGTAGGAAACCACGGATGTCAGTACGATACATTGCACCATTGGCACAAACAGCACTATCTTTGTGAAGTTGAAAGTCTATCTCTTCTTTAAGTATTCTATCAACTGTAGCTGTTGGGTGTTTGTCATCCTTGAGCGTCTCAGGGGAAATATTATATTGCATAATGAGATGAGGATACAGACTATTAAGATCAAACGAAACCACCCAATCATACTTTCCTGGCTTCGGTTCCTTGACATATGCCCCTGCGTACTTTTGTGATTTTGATGTTCTTTTCTTTGGTGGTATGACAATGTTCTGTTTTTTTAGATAGTTGTAAATGATAGTATCCCACATTCTCACTTGATAGTGAATGTCAATAAAGTTTACTTTGGCATCAAAAGCCATTGTAATCGCAAGTTCAATTAATTTCAACTTGTCTTCAAGTTTATCAACTAGTTGAACGTCAATGATGTTGTATCGAACAAACTTATCCCAATCTTTTGTATAGAACTCACGGAAAGTATCATACTCATCATGGTCAAGTTTCTTTTCACCCAACTCATAGTTGGCAATGTAATCCAATCGATAAGACTCTTGATTTGTGTATGTGAATCTCTTATATAAATCGAGATAATCGAGTTGAGTAACACCACCAATATCATATGTAATGTTTTTACGACCACTGATATAAACTTCGTCCTGAGATACAAGACCCCAAGGCGATAAATCTTTCATCGACTTTTCACCGAGAATACGATTGATACGACCAGCAAGATATGGTATGTCATACATCTGAGAGTTCCAACCAGTAATTACTTCTGGTAGATTTTTTCTCCAGTATGCTAAGAATGATCTAAGAAGATGAAGCTCATCATTACATAGAATATATGTTACGTTTGGATCTTTATTTACAAATGGTCTTGAACCAAAAGTTGTAACCTTTTTAGTTGCATAATCTTGTAAACTAATTAACAGCAATTCTTCTGCAACATTCTCAACGTCAGGAAAACCACTCTCTGCAGCAACCTCAATGTCAATCGTTACAAGACGAATCTTTTTAATATCAAACTGTATATGATCTTCTGGATATTTTTCTGAAATATATTGATAAACGTATCTGTCATTGCCATATATTTTAAAGTTCTCAACCTCATCATACTTCTTGTAGAACTCACGACAATCCCTTACAAAGCCAGGTTGAATTGGTTCGACAGAATCACCTTCTAGTGTTTTATATTTTGTTTTTCTTTTGGATGGAACAAACAGAGTTGGTTTCCATTCTTCCCGATGTGTGATGTGTTTTCCATTCTCATAACCACGAATCAGAAACTGATTACCTATGAGTTGTATGTTGGTGTAAAATTTCACGAAGTCACTTTAGAATACTTTTCAAAAATCATAGGGCTAGGAGTGACAAGAGTTACAATCTTGTCAGAATTAATCATTATTTCATTTTGTTCAGTATAGTCCTCCATCCACTTTTGTAAATCACCTTCCACTATTTTGTAAGGTTTTGTTAACTTACAATTTGGATCTCCAAACTCCGCAGCGATTTCTTCAATCTCAGATACTACTATCTCCTGACTGGACAATAACAGGACTTTGATCACCTTGGTTTCTTCCATTTAAGCTCTCTCGATAAAGTTTTTTTACATTTTGCACTGGTTCAACAATTGTTACTACCCAATCTGCTGAACAAGGTATTCTTGATTCTTCTGAAAGAGGAATCCAAGGATAAAATTGAACACTAATTTTTGATTCATACCCTCTTGATGAACCATCTTCAGTTAAAACAGTTGGTTCTTCTGGGTGATACATCTTTACAATCAAGGGGTCGTGAAAATAATATCCAACAATCCCCTCTTCAGTTTTAAGCTCTTTAACGTCAGCAATGATGTCCTCACCTGACTTGAGCATTACTAATTTAACAGACATTTAATACTCTCTATGTTTACATTATAAAAGACCACCCAACAAAAGTCAAGTGGTCTTGTGTCTATAAAAATTTATTTATAGGTAATCTTTACGAGCATGATGGTCGGGAACTACTTTACCCAACTTAACGGTAAGAAGTCCATCTTCCAACGTGACATCTCTGACTTCAAAATCATCTGAGAGTGTCCAGGCTCTGTTGAAAGATCTCTGAGCCAGTCCTTGATGGACATACTCGGATTCTGTCTTCTTATCTTTTTTCTTTCCTTCAACGAATAGTTTTCCGTATTCAGTATAGACATGGACTTCCTCCTTTTTGAATCCAGCAAGTGCGATCTCTAGACGAGACTCTGTATTATTTACCTGTATAAGATTGTAAGGTGGATAGTTTGTTATGGTCTCAGTAAAAAACTTATCGAAATAAGTATCCATACCGATACTGTTTTTTGTGATGCGATCCATTAAATCTCCTAGATCGGCAGCACGATACCTTTGTAAGTTCATAGTTCTCCTTAAGTAAGCGAGTGTAAATTTGTCCCCGAAGGCGACACTACTAATTATAACAGCAGACAAAAAAATAAGGGGTGGTGAACCCCCTAACAACACTTCGGTTTCCTCCCTAGTCTAGCAGTACTCTACAGTGGCTGATGCAAGACTTATCTCTTACATCACATTCTGAAATACATTCAAAGTAGTCATCAACTGAATTATTTGGAGATGTTTCTTGTTCGACATTCATCCAAGGCCGTAAACTATTGAACGATATGAGATTGTGCATAGATTGTTTTGATTTAAACACATAACTATCTATACGATTTTACTAAGATAGTAACAGTTCTTCATCGTCACTATTTTCTTCATTAAGATTTGCAACTTTTATATTTTAACATAATGTTTTTTTGAATCTTCAAATACATCATAATTAAACCACTCTTCACTGTAAATATCAAAAGCAACGGTGATTCTCTCAGCGTCACCAAGATAAGTATTTGTCCAATGCATCATAGTTGATGGAAAAAATACCATTTGACTATTTGCATTACAAACAGGGTTTCCATCGTAGTATGTATTAGTAGAACCATCTACTTTTACGCATAGATGACCAGACAGTGCATGTGTAGGACTTATATTCTCGTCCATGTGAATATGTGGTTCGATTCTATCACCTTTTCTCATTACGTTTGCCCAACACTGAACAAAAATCGGTGTATCTTTTAAGTTGTTATATGATTCATACCCCTTTCTAATTTCTTTTCTTAGTTGATTTGTATCAAACCAATTAAGAACATTGAAATGAAAAAATCTTGATGTTAATGAATCATATCCTAGTCCAGTGCCGCCATCAGTTTTTTCGCCGATGCGATTTGTTGGTGGATATTTTTTTAAAATCTTTCTTTCCTTATTAAGAATTTGTTTTGTAAAGTTTTTTAGATCAACATCACTATTCAAGATAAGAACATTCTTCATCATCACTATTTTCTTCATTAAGATTTGCAACACGTTTCTTATCATTTTTATCATCACCCACAACTTCTCTTAGCAAGTTGTCAACGTCTTCTCGTAGGTTTGGTAGGTTTGACATTACTCCTCCTCTGGTTTTTTTCTTTTGCCAATATTGTATTTGGTTTCTAGATTCCAGTCATTCTTTTCTTTGTAAGAAATAACTTTAATCTGATTCAATGGTGCGATGTCGTTAACTTTATCAGCTGAAACAACAGAAACCAATCCCCAGTCTAAAAGCAACTGGATAATACGATTTCTTCTTTGTACATCATTGACTGTAATATTGGCTCTCTTACCATCTAATGCAAATAGTTCTTTGAAGTGAACGATGTAGTATCTGCCTTGTTTATGTAGAATATGGCAAGACTGATATAACTTCTTTTCTTTTCTTGAGGCCACACCAATACGAGTCAGTGTTTCTCTTACCTTAAGAAAATCATCTGGTTCATTTAATATAATCTCAATCATTTGGTCTGGCGACCAATTAATTTGAGGCTCAACAATTGAGTTCATTTTCTACCTCCAGTCTCAAGTCGATCTCGTATAAACGAGAGTTGTTCTCTAGTCAGAATATTTAAAACCTGTTTTGCCTTTTCATTACTATAACCATAGTATTGTTTGACAAGTTCAAGATTTTCAATTTGTTCTTTACGAAGCCAAGGAGAGTATCTCTTCCTTTTCCTGAGACTATTTAGAAAAAAGTCATATTGTAACTTCTTTGCTAGATTGGGATGTTTGTTCATTTCATTTGCAAACATGACCGCATCTATGTGTCCAGATAGACATCTATTAATAATATAAGATGGATACTTCTTTTCTAAATCAATATCCTCATCAATCAAATTATTTTTATTTGTGTTGATTGAGTTTAACCAATCTTTTAATTCCATTTTTTTCTTTTCACAATGATTTGATCATTTTCATAATCGGGTATAAATTCTATAGGGTCATCATTATCCCAACAAAGTTCTCCATATAGAGAGTTTAGAATAGACATATCATCCCAAAGGTCGTTT